TCGGTGGTGATCACCTGGCGCACCTGCACCCACATCAGCTTGAGCCCACCGGGCAGCGTCCAATAGCCATTGGGTGTCAGGCTCTTGGGCAGGCCGGCCAGGCCGGCGGGCGTGGCTGCCTTGCCACCTTCGGTGCCCGCCAGGATCTCGGCCGCGCTGGCCGCTGCCAGGTTGATCGTGGGATTGCCGGCGAGCGCACCGCCGCCGGTCAGCAGGCCGCCGGCCGAGACGGTTGCAGCGCCATTGGCCTTGGCGGCCAAGGTGGCGAGGATCGTGGCCAGGCTCGCCGGGGTGAGCACCTTGTCGCCCGCCGCGCCGGCTGCAGCCTCGGCAGCACTGGCGGGATTGAGCGTGAGGGTAAGATCGCCCGCCAGCGTGCCGCCGCCCGAGAGCAGGCCGCCGTTGGTCTGGACTTTGCGTCCGCTGGGCACCGCGCCAACGTCCCCGGCATTGAGCACCACGGCGCCGACCCGGCCATTAACAGATGACACGGGCGCCGGCGTCGAAATCTCGAGCCAATTCGCCAGCGTGCTGGGCGGAAGGGCCTGGAGCACATAGACCAGGCCATTATCGGCGCGCACGGCGAAGTCGCCCACCGTGGCATCGGCCTTGGCCAACATGGCGGCCTGATCAGCCACCGGCCACACGTCGATCAGGTCGATCGCCGGGCGCTGATCGACAGCGAGCTTGCCATCGGCGCCGAGCGTCGCCACGCCGCTCGCTGCGCCGAGCTGGGCCGCGTTGACATAGCCGGCGAGGACTTCGGCCATCACGGCGGGCGTGATGATTTTGTCGCCCACTGCGCCGGCCAGCGCCTCGGCAATGGTTGCCAGCTGGGCCACGCCGGAAACCGTTTCGGTGGCCGGGGGATTGAGAAAACTCGTGTCGCCGAACGTGATCGCGGCTACATCGGCGGCCGCGAGTGTCCAATCGATCGCCAGGTAGAACGTCGCGGCAGCGGCCTTCTCAAGGATCGGATCGGGCTGGCCAAAGACGGCAAACAGCGTGCCATCATTGAGGTAGAGGGCAATGCCGCGAACGGCATAGCTATCGGTGCCGCTGTCACGCAGCGTGAGGTGCACGGTATCCGGTGCCACGGCGAGGCCGGAAACCGTATCGATCCGCTTGAATTCGCCGGGCAGCACCTCCAGCGTGGGCGCGGCCACAAACGCGGCTTGGGTAAGCCCGGCTTCGACGATGTGCACGGTGCGCGTGCCCCCGGCCGGATCGACCATGGCCGCGCGCCCAGCGTCGGTGATTTGCAGGACAAGCGCAGTCATCAGGCACTCCCATCAAGAAATTGGCCGGTGTCGTCGGTCAGCGGCTCGCCGATCTCGTCGGTGATCAGCGCGGCCCAATCGGTGCCGCTGGTGTCCGGCACGGCAGCGACGCGGCGATAGAGCGCGGCATGGGCGGCGCCGGTGGCGGCGGTGGCGCCGGCCACGGCCAGGTCGATCACGACGTCGAAGTGGCTGCGCGCGGGGGAGACGCGGACGACATCGGCAATGATCTGCGCGGTGGTGGCAGCAGACACGCGCGCGCCACCGGCCACACCATCCGTGCCGATCGCAGGCAGATGCACGGCAAAGGTGTGCGGCACGCCGCGCGGCGCTGTCTGGTGCCACTCCACCAGCGTCAACAGGCTGTCGATGCCGGCGAGTGCGGTCTTGACCGCCGTTACGCTGCCCTTGCGCCGCTGATCCTCGATCGCGCGGGCTGTGGCAGCGCGCTTTTCCGCTTCGGACCAATCGGCGTCCCATTTATCGACAGAGAGCGACCAAGCCAGCCACGGCAGCGCGGCGATCGGGCAATGCCATGGATCCCACAGCTGCTCGATCGGCAGGTCGATGTCATCAAAGCGCAGGCCCAGGCGCGCAAGCGCAACCTCGAGCGGAGTGCTGTTGGGTGGGAGCAGGCTGTCACTCGACACGGCCGGCGATCCTCACCGCAGTGCCCACGCAATTGGCGCATTGCGTCTTGCCGATCTCGACGTCTGCCGGGGGCTCGTTAATCAGCGCATTTTGCACACCGGCGACGACGGCGGCGGCATAGAGGCCCGCGCGCGTGATCGAGCGGCCCAGCTTGCGCGAGGTGGCCTTGTAGGCTTCCACGCCCGCCTGCGCGGCGGCGAGCACCACAGTCTCGTCTGGCCCGGAAAACAGCACCAGGTCGATATCGATCTCGTAATCGATGATCTCGGCCGAGCGCACCTGGGGCAGATCGGTGACCGGGCGCACGTCCTCGTCATCGGCAACGGCCAATTCCACCGCCTCGATCTCGTCGTCGCTAGCCGAGCCGTCTCCCAGGCTGGACAGCAACGCCACGATCACGGTGCCCGGCCAGATCGCGCCATCGAGGGCGGCGGTCATATCGGCAACCAGGCCGGCGGCGGCGCCATGGGCGGCCAGCACGCCCAGCACGAGCGCGCGGATATCGTCCGGCCTGGGGCTGGTAACGCTGGCGTCTGCCACGGTGTTCGCGGCCGACAGCGCGTAGAAGCGATAGGCGCTGGCTGGACCAGCTACTGAAAAGGCTTCGGGCGCCAGCTGGATGCGCGCCTTGTATGGATCGTCCAGCTCTCCGGGGAGCCGCTTGACGTTCAGCAGCGCGCCCAGCTGGTCGAGATTGCTGCCAGTGGCATAGGCAAGCATGACCTGCTTGGCCCGCTCGTTGAACTGCTGGCGCAAGAGCAGCTCGCGATAGGCGTAGACCTCGAGCACCTTGACCGCCGGGTCGCTGGTTACCGTGGCGTCAAAGGTGGGCAGATCCTCGACCATCTTGGCCACAGCCTGGGCGCGGATGTCCTCATACGAGAGCTGCTCCACCACCGTTGGGGCGGGGAGCTGGGAAAGGTCAATCGCGGTGGTGCTGTCAGCCATTGCCCCGGCATGGCGCGGCTTCGCGCGCGCGAGGAGGCGCTGGGCGGGTAGAGGCTGGCTCTACCTAATCCGGCTCGATCATTCCGGCCGCGACCAGCATGGCGAGATCTTCATCCTCGTCCGACAGGCCGAGCAGGTGTCGTTCAGGGTAGCGCGCACGGATGCGCTTTCCATTGCGCAGGCGCCCGACCGTAATGGTCTCACCGAACTGGCTCACGCGGCCCATGCGCGCGGTGACTGGGGAAACAGGTGCCAGCTCCACGCCATCCTCGTCGGCATCGATCTTCCACTGTTTGGCCTTGCTCAGGCCGCGAAACATCTTGGCGCCGGCCTTTATGCGTAGGCGGCCCCGGCGGTCATACCGGGCCTTGCGCCGTTCGAACGGGGTGCCGTCCGGGTTGGTGTTGGAGCTGATGCGCTTGAGGTTCGCGCGGCGCAGGGCCTGGCCCAGCTTCATGGCGGTGCGCTTGCGCTCGGCCGGGGATAGTCCATGCAGGATGCGGCCGAACCATTCGTCGAGCCGGGCGAGATCTTCGTCAGCCATCACGCGGCCGGATCGAAGGGAGCAATCTGGCCCTCACCAGTGACGGACACCGCCCTGAGAACGGGGATAGCATCGAGGCCCGGGAAGGGACGATCGTCGGCAAAGAGAGGATCGGGCTCCGCCAGGTATGTGACCTGCATCTTGCCCTGGGCGTTGAGCGCGCAGGTAACGTTCTGGGTAAGGTCGATCTGGATCAGCGCGTCATAGGTTTCGTTGTCGATGACATCGTGATCCAGCGCAAAGGCATCCTTGCCTGGGGCGAGCAGGTCGGGCTGGTTCACCCGTAGCCAGGCGCAGATCACGTAGACCACCGCAGCGATATCGGTGGTCATATCCATGAGCAGGACGTTGACACGGTAGGACATGGTGAAGCCAAACGTCGCCGTCTGCCTGCATTGCACGGTTCCGCGGTCAACCCAGATACGCAGGCGCTCGGGGGAGTTGGCCAGATCCTCGATCGACGTGGCGAGCAGCTGGCGGAGGCTGTCATCCTTGCGCATCAGTCCCACAGGCTCACAGTTTCGAGGGTTTGGGTGGCGGCCGAAGATGAGGCCTCCGGCAGGATTATCGGGCTGCCGGCGGGGAGGCGTGGGCCAAGCGCTGCAAGGCCCGGGTTCAGGTCGAGGACCTGCTCGACCACGGTGCGGGTATAGCCCAGCACGCGCCAGCAGACTTCATCGACGGTTTCGCCTTGGAGGGAGGTGGCAGTGCGGGCCACGTCAATATGCGCTGAAGAAGCGGCCTGCTGCGCCGCATTTCCGGCGCAATACAAGCCACACGCGCCAGCCCCGACGTTCGGTGGCAGCCGGTTTGTTCACCCGGATGATTTCGAGGCCAATCACGGGGCAACTGCGCGCTTTGAGAGGGCGAGAGCAGACGACTTTGCCGCTTTCGCAATTGCTCCACCGGCATTTGATGCAGGGCGTGGGATGTTCGCGGATCGCCATCAGATCAGTCTCACGCGGTTGCGGCCGATTTGCGCGCCACCGATGGAGCGCAGATCGGCCACAGCTCCTAGTGCGACCCGACGGGCTTCATCGGCGGCTGTGTCCTTTTCAGCGGCGCGATCAAGGCCCTGATCGGTGGCGCTGACATCGCGATCGGATGCATAGAGATCGGCGGCGGCGAAATTCGTGACGATGCGCTCCCAAAGCTTAACCGCCAGATTGGCGCCGTTGAGCTGGTCTGCCGTGACATCTTCAAGTTTCGCGATCCCCGCAGCGGCCTTGGCTGTGCGCCAGTCTGCCAGCTCGCGGAATGCGTGCAGCATGCCGCCCTCGATCGCCATGGTCAGCCGCTGGGTCGTGATCGTGCCTTTGCCCAGGCGCACCGAGTAGCGCACGGTATCGAGCTTGACTGCCGGGAACCAGCCATCGGCCACGACCTGCGCACCATCGGGATCCCAAGGGCCGGCAGGGACTGCAATGACGCCAGTGGACATGGTGCGCTTCCTTGAAGGTTTTGGGGGGTGGGGATGGTTGGCTGGGCGTCACCGCAAAGCGGCTGCACAACCCGCCATCCGCCCCCCAGCGCCGTGGGCGATTCGTGGATTAGGTCGTGACGGTGGCGGCCTGCTCTGCGAGGGCTTTCTTCTGGCGCGTGAGCCGGTCGAGATCCTTCCTGACGCCGATGTTGCGGTCGAGGACCAGCGCGCGGGACAGCGTGTTGAGCGCCGCTTCGATATAGGCGGCCTTGCCACCGGCCGGGGCATTGTCGGCCGCCGGGTCGAAATCGTCGGCCTTGCGCGCGAAGCTGCGGCCGAGGGCCTTGTAGAGCTTGGCCAGCGCCGGGTCTGGCATGTCCGCGCCGTGGATCAGTTCGAGCGTGCGCAACAGCGCCTCGTGCGGGACGGTCTCGGCCTGGGCCAAGGCGCGTTCGGCGATTTCCTCGGCGACGACGCACGCAATGGTGCGGGTGAAGCCAGGCAGCACGAGGTGAAAGCGGATCGCGTGCTCGGCCAGGGCAAGTGCATAGTCGAAATCGCGATAGTCGATCGCCCAGAGCATGTTGGTGACGAGGATTTCGTCCTGCGCCGCCTTGCCCTGGTCGCCGGCCTCGAGCGCGCCCTTGATCCAGGCTTCGAAAGCTCCGGCGAATTCGCGCTTCTTGGGGATGCGCGCCTCGTGGCTGGCGATGTCCTTCAGGGCGCGCAGGTTGTCGTGGAGCAGCACGCGCAGAGCAGCGTATTCCTTGCCCTCGGGCGTGCTGGTGTCCGGCTCGGCCGGTGCCGTGCTGTCGGTAGACGGGGCGGCGCCGGCGCGGATGGCCTGCACCCGCTGCTTGTGGCGCCGGAAAGGGCTGCTCATGGGGCTTGGTCCTGTTGCGGGTGGTCCGCAGGGGCACGTGGCCTCCCCTGCGGTGCGCTGGCTCCGGGGTGCCGCCGGCCACGGCAGGTCCCCCTTCGACGCCCTCGGGTATTACGGGCGGTCGCCGAACTCGATGTTCTCGGCCATGACGGCGTAATCGGTGTGCTCGATCACATAGCCTTCGTTCACCGAATTGTAGTCGACCAGCGCGGCCATCAGCTCGGGCTTGTCCTCGATGTAGCGGCGACGCGAGCCTTCCTGGTAGTAGATCGAAAGGTTGCTGCTGTCGGTTGCGTTGGGCTGGCCCAGTGGCGTGATCAGCATGGTCTTTTCCGGGAAGAACGGCACGATCGCCGCAGGGCGCCCGCCGATCTGCTTGGTCGACATGACGATGTCGCTGGTCACCTGATCGCTGGTCGAACGGCCACCATCGATCGTGTCGGCCAGCGGCCGGTTGATCATGGGGAAGTACTTCTCGTCCACCAGATCCTGCGACACGATTACAACGTGGTCGGTCGACGCACGCGCCCAGGCCGGCATGCCAGCGATCAGGTCATAGGCCAGGGCATCGATGTTCTTGTAATCGCCATCGGCCGTGTTGGCATCCTTGCCGATATAGATCGGCTTGGCGGTGCCCGTGGCGGTGGTCACGCCGCCGGCCGTGACCGTGTTGCGGCCCATGACGTGGTCGGGGCGTTCGAGACGCAGCTTCTGCAGCCACCCGATGTTGACATCTTCGCCCATCGGGTTTTCATCAGCATCGGTGTCGGCCGCTGCGGTCAGACCGTGGAAGCCGACCATGATGCGCGAGAGCGCCACCGAGATAGCCACTTGGCGCGAATACCGCGTGGCGAAGTCGGGGAATTTCGACCAGTTGTCGATGGTCTCCCAGGGCAGCCAGGTATCGAACAGGGTGTTCTTGAGCAGGTACTCGCGTTCCTGCATCTGGCCGACGTAGCGGGGCTGGCGCGGCAGGTTCGGGCGGCTGCGGCGCGAGGCAATCATGTTGGTAGCGCCCAAGCCGATCACCTGGCCGGTGAGATCGCGCACACCAGGCACGTTGATGCGCTGCAGGAAGCCCACATTCTCGCGCTGCAGATCCTCGAGCCGCTGTTCCGAGGTCGGATCCAGCGAGAACTGACGGCTGACACCGCGAGGCGCGTTATTGCGCTGCTGGATGGCAGCATAGAGATCGTCGAGCGCCCGGCGGCCGCGATCGGAGAGATTGTAACCCATGTTTTTCAGGTCCTGTGGTGACGGGGTGCGGGGCGGGCGAGCGGCGGCTTAGAAAACGTCGGCATACTTTGCGGCGCTACCGTCCGAGCGGGGGCGGGCGCGATAGTCGTGGGCCGGGGTCTTTTCGAGGTTGGCTTCCAGCTTCTGCAGCTTGACGGCCAGGGCATCGGCATCGGTGCGGAACTCGCTGCGCAGATCGACGACGGCCTTCGAGAAACTGGTGCCGAGCTCCTCGAACAGCGGGCGCAGTAGGGCGAAGTCCATCGTGGCGGGCTGGGCCGGGTCGGCTTGCGGTGTGGGTTCAGTCTTGGTGGCCGGCGTGAATTTGGACGCGACGCGATCCAGCGCGGCGGTGAATGCCGCGATGATGCCAGTGCCGGTGGCTTCGCCATCGTCGGGGAATTCCAGCGGCTCGGGCGTTTCGCCCGCCACGGTGAGCACGCCCGGCAGCGAGCGGTTGAATTCCAGGCGCTGGGTGGCGATCGACGCGGGGCTGTCGGTGAGCGCGCAGCCCATGAGATAGGCGAAGCCCTTGCCCGCAAAGTTCGGCTCGATCTCGATCGAGGGATAGACCTTTTGCCCGGCATCGTTGAGCTTCTTGGCGTCCTCGTTGACATCGAACACGCCAAACAGCGCGGTGCGCGTTTCCTTCTTGCCGTTGAAATTGACGTCGGTCTTGCCGATCGACAGCTCGACCACGTCGCCATAGGCACGAAAGGGGCTTTCCCCCGTGACGCCGCGAATGTGCTCGATGTTGAGCCGCGCGCCATAGGTCTTGGGGTCATAGCTCGAGGCGATCTGCTGCAGCATCGCGTCATCGATGGTGCGGCCATCGACAGTCGAGCCGGCGGTGGCGAGCAG